GACCGCTACCTGCCTGATGTTGTGCGTCTTGCATTGACTGTAAGAGCCCATCCCAATCCTCTTCTGTGATGACCATGTTGTCAAACGCACGCTCGAACACCTTCAACAGCACCATGCCAGCAGCGGGGATCGAGTTGGCGAATTGACCGAGCACTTGACCAATGGCGAGTGCCTGTTTCTGCTTGTTCTTGCTTGTTGGCTTCTCGAGTGATCCACCAACGACGCGCAGGTTGAGCTTGGCACGGAGTTGCGCTGCATCAGTGATCTGTTGCCACCCTTCAGCCGCCGCACTGCCGATGAGGTCCGTCACGTCTTGCGTCGTCCAGTAGCGCAGGCACAGTTGAGCGAGTGACCACCCAACGTCACCGATCCAATCCTCAATGGCGTCCATCTTCTCGTCAACGCGGACATCCGTTGACCCTTCGTACGTCTGTATGGCCTGGTTCGTCGTGTTGGTCTTGAACTGTCCACCGTGTAATGCGTCGTTGATCCCCGTGATCCGGTTGATGCTCTCGAACCTCTTCGTGTTGTCAAACAGTTCGGGGTGTGACAACGCAGGCGGGATGATGCTGTAGAACATGTCCGCGAGCTTCGTGCCCTCTGGAATGTCTAGTCCACGCGCTGTGCCATCTGGTCCCTTGAGGATCTGCTCAACGTCGTCCTGATTGATGCCATTCTTGTTGTAGAAGATGTTCCGTCGTGCCCACTTGCGCGCCTGTGCGATCTCACTGTTGACCTCGTTGATCGCGTCCTGTTGATCGAGGTAGTACGTGACCTCACCCTTGGGCTGTGCTCCATCAGGCGTCTCGTGGAACCACAAGCGGAAGTACGGATAGAAGCGCAGCAGGTTCAGTGGATCATCCCACACCCACAGAGGCCATTCCCACGCGTTGTCTGCGTAGAGGAACACACGTCGCGTTGTCTTGTCCCACACCCACCACACCTTGGTGTACTGTGCAGCGATGAACGCGTTGTTGTCCTTGTAGCCGTAGATCGAGGCGTCGTCGTTCGGCGTCTGGTTGATGAGGCTGAAGGTGTTCACTTGCTCATCATTGGTCTCGACTGACGAGTTCGCGTTCAACACGTGAGTGGGCTCGTACACAGAGACGACGCTGTTCTCGTTGTCACCCGGCTTTCCGTACACCGCACGGATGTACGATGTTGGCAGGAAGTCGTACTCTGCCATCCAATTCGCATCACTGTGATCAGGCTCCTTCGCAGTGGGGTCAACGTACATGCGGAAGGGTGAGACGAGCTTCATCGTCGGTCCACTCGGCTCGAGGAGTGACAGCTTCTCCATTAGGCCGGTGATCTTGCCTTCAGTCTCCCTGATCGCGTTGGCGTCCTTCGCGTCGTTCAACTCACGCGTCAAGTCTTGTAACTGCGAGATCGCTGCCTGACTGCTGTCCTGCTTCTGCACCCAACCGATCTTCAGGTACGCGTTGTTGGTCAACAGCGCACTCAACACACCACGCCGCGACTTCGACTTGAGACTGATGCCAGGCGCTTCTTTCATGTTCATCAGCGTGTTGACGACGTGCTCCACTGCAACAGCGAAGTCCTCTTGGTCATCACTCGCAGCAGTCACCTCAATCGCGGGGTTCTTGCTGTACAGCATGGGCAGAATGGTGATGGCATTGGAGAACACGACGTTCTCTGTCTCTAGCCAGTTGGTGCCAAGCGTCCGCGCGCCACGTGTGTTGCCACCACGGTCGTACTTGCTCTGACGATGAGACAGTTGATCGTTCTCGTAGTACCTGATCGCCTCCGACCAACACGCCTCGATGTCACGACGCGCTGCACAAGCCTGGTCAACGCGTGACTTCCACAGCTTGCCGTACGACTTGGCAACGGGCAACTTCGTGTCACCCATGACGCGGTACATTGGTGCGTTGTTGACAGGCGCGGGGACGCCTCCCGTTGGTACGCCACCGAGACGGAGCGAGTCTTGTAGATCAGGGTTGCCAGAGATGGCCGCGTTGTCTTGACTATCGTCCATACCTGTGGCCTCTCGCGTCGGCTGTTGCGATGTCACGTTCACGCCATGACAGGTACTTGCGTGGCACTGGCGGCGGACGCTCAATTCGGATGGCGACGCGTGGTCTGTTCGTCAGCAGGTACTTGAGCATGTCCATCGCGTGGTCATTGTTGTCTGATGGCACGTCCTCGTAGTCACCAGCACTGTTCTTCTTCCAGTAGTAGTCAACGATCTCACGGTCCACCCAGTCGCACTTGTTGGAGAAGAACAGACGAGGGGAGCCAACGCCGAGTGTGTAAGGATTGATGTGGAACAGGTCCGTACTCAGGTACGCTTGCACCTTCGCGATCCCATTCATGATGTCATTGTTGCCACGGATCATCTGGATCTTCTGTTCACGGAAGAGTCCTGACACCGTTGTGCCAACTGTCCGCGTGTTGCCCGTCGTGCGCCTGAAGATTGATGGATCAGCGAGGATGCGTGGCCCTGTCTCCGCGTCATCCTGGATCAACCCGTACCGTTCCCTCGTGGCCTTGATCATCGTCGCCAGTTCATTGATGGTCTTCTCTTTCTCGTAGAAGCCATCGAGGACGCTCACGTTGCCACTGTCATCGACGAAGCCGATTGCGTAGCACGCGGGGACTGCAAGGCCGTGATCGTACGCCTCTACGATAGGCGGAACGAAGCCACGAGTGCAGAGGTCGTCGTAGTATTCAATCATCGACTCGTGTTCGATGACGTGGACCGTTGGGTTGTACTGTGGATAGACCAGGCCCTCGTACGCGCCCCACAGTCCGTTGAGGAACCTCTCGCGCATCTGTCCTTTGTACGCGGACTCAAGAGCGCGGATGAAGTCAGCAGGCAGGTTGTCAGCGTTCTCGTACGTCGATCCCTCGAACAGTTGCACGAGTGGCTCACCTGTCTCCTCATCAACCATCTCGTTCGAGTTGGTCATGCCGTGTTCACGGTCTTGTAGTGGCTTGACCAGTCGGCGGTAGACCCAGTTGCGTGTTGGGTTACACATGAGGACCATCCAACGCGGACCACTGGTCGGCATTGTCTCGTCGTCACCTTGGTACGTCGTCTGTCCTCTCAGTCGCCCAAGCAGGTCATCAAAGTCCTTCTCTGTGATCTCCGGGTCCTCGATCTGGTCAATGACAATCCAGTCGTACGTCGCTGACAACAGGTTCGACGTGGTACTCTCCGCGAGCTTCCCACTCTGTGCGATGTGACTGAAGTTGATCACTGAGCCGTTGTTCAACTCGATCAGGTTCTCTCTCGAGTTGACATCTCGCTTGATCCATGACTTCGGGCACCACACGACGAACTCCTTGCGGATCGTCGCGTTGAGGCGAGGGAACGTTGATCGTGCCACGAGACCGTTGCAACCTGGGTACGCCTTGGCGAGTTGCAGAGCCTTGATGACAGCAGCCGTGGTCTTACCATTGCCGAAGCCACCAGCGAAGATCTGCACCTTGCCACGCGCACGCTGGAAGCGGTCGTGGAGTGAACCCTCAACGATCTTGTACGTTCGTGCCATCGTCCCTCAGTGTTGGCCACTCTGTCATCAACGATTGCAGATGTGTATCAAGTCCCTTGCCGTGTGGGTTGATGCCGAACTCGCGGCTGCTCCACGACCACCACAAGCGACCGAGACCGCGACTGTCGGCGTACTGCGACACGTCACGCACCCACGCGTCACGACTCGCGGCGTCAGCGACTTTGTTCGTACAGCCGTACTCTTCCATGATGAACGGCACGTTGTTCGCCGCTGCCCAGTTGATGCCTTGGTCAATGATCGCCAGCATCTTGGCGCGTGACATCTCTGTTGGATCACCACCCGGCACCGGACGCGGGTAGTGGTAGTCAGGGTTCGGCTTGACACCAGGCTGTCCCTGATTGGTGAGACGCGCAGGATCGTAGTGGTGCATCACGTAGATGATGTTGGGATCAGTCAGCGTGTGGAATGCAGGAAGGTTCGCCGTCTTGTTGAAGCCAATGGGGCCAATGAGGAACGTCGTGTTGC